AGCGCCCGTGGTGGGCGCTACCGTACTGTTTGCTACAGTACCTGGAATAACCAGACCTACAGTGACGGAGTTAAGACCTTGACCATCAAGAGTAGAGTACGTTCCATCCACGCTGGTGGAAGTATTATATCTACCGGGAAATACGGTTCCGACTTTTATGAAAATATCGGTTCCGCATATCAAAAATCCCAATGGCAAGAATCTTTTAACTCGCCAGGCCCACCTTTTGTTCGACTGAATGGTTTCACTCAGAAGAATACCAACTTGCGACCCGCAAGGGTCAATGGTAAAACCAAGATTAATCGGTTTTATTCGTATGATGTAAATAATCATACGCTTGTTGGTTCAGGTGGTTACTCGATGCCTACACCAAATTATCAGGAGTTAGTTAATCATGCTTTATCGCAGATTAATCCTAATAAGCCTCGTGTGGATCTCCCTTTGTTCTTGTTCGAACTTAAGGATCTTCCGCGCGGGCTCAAACTCCTCGGCGACGCCCTTTCCGGGCGACGTGATTCCGGGGCTCTTAACCCTGCAAATCACTATCTTGCCTATAACTTTGGTTGGGCTCCTCTTTTTGCTGACCTTTCTCGTCTTCTTGATCTTACTAATTCGATCGAGAAGCGGTTAGACCAGTTGAGGAAAGCATCGCGTAAAAAGCGTATAGAAGGGAAGCTCCCTTCTGATACCTTAGCCTGGCATGGAAGCACCAAGAGACAAACTCTTGGTAGCGCGTATCTAAATTGGAAACCTCATTATACTTATAAAGAGGAAAACTGGTTTACAACCGGTTTTGATCCAGATTTAGATCAGCTTCCATCTCCGGATTCATCTTATCAAAGCAGAGCTCGTTGGGCCCTTGGGCTTAATGGTTCTGCGTCCACGATCTGGAATGCAATTCCTTGGTCGTGGTTGATAGATTACTTCTTTACCGTCGGTACTTACCTCGAAGCTAATCGAGGCTTGTATCGTTCGATAGCTCATGATATGTGTATCATGAGTAAAGGTACTCTTACTCTGAAACCTGAACGAGTTAGTTACTCTTCCAGGTGGAAATCCGGCCCAGATCTTTCGGGCGGATATGAGATTGAGCACTTAAGAAGGAGGGTTTACCCCTTACCGGAGGCGCGTATCGCGTTTGCCCCGTTTCTAACGGGACACCAAACGTCGATACTCATTGCGCTGTCACTGTCTAAGCCAAGCACTCATTTGAAGAAATTCTCCAATTGAGTGTTAGCGGTCTGTTCCAGACCGTTGTGGTAATAATACCACGAAGCCGCACTTGCTTTAGGTGCATAGTTGGTTCGCTTAGTTCAAAACTAAGGACTCTAGGCGGACTATGAGCGCTGAGAAGCGCACATATCCCAACTGATGGAGAATGAGCATGTTGGATACCACACTTAACTTCGATTTCGGAGCCGATACTGGTCTTAGCCTCACTAAAGTTAGTGAAGCTGGCGGTGTTTCAAATTACCGCCTGACCGATGGCACAAATAAGTTCACACTTGTTGTGAAACATATTGATGCGCCTCGCGGCTCTACCGGCGACTACCACCAGATTCGACTTGATGTCGAAGACCATACTGATGATCAGTATTCTGGTGCAGAAGGCGTTTGGCTTAATATCAAAACCTATGATAAAAGTCAAAATGCGTCCCGGATGTCTAGCGCTATTTCGTCTCTGATTCAGATTTGTCAGGTCACCGATTTTGTCGGTGATGTACTGAATTCTGAATCTTGACGATTTAGGCTAGTCGTTATTCGAGCAGTTGAAGTGATCGTATCTCCGGGTATGGTCATGTGGTCCAGTTCCACAGCTCCTTAATGAAAGGACCTGTAAAATGGACTTAAACAACCGACATGCTGCCCTAGTCCCTCTTGAACGTCTATGTAAAGACGCGCAACAGTGGGCTGGAAGCAGCAGTACCCATGTCTCGACCCTATTCCAACCTATGGAGTGGTACAATCAAGTATCACGCATAGTGTTGACTAGAGGTGTGGAGTTCTTACTAGTCACGTTGCCAGAAGCTGGCAAAATATATGATTCATCATTGTCAGATGAATTCATTGACTGGAAAGCCCTCCCATCTCTATTTGGCAAGAATCCAAAGAAATCCCTATTAATTAGGAATCTCTTTCTTGCTTCATTTAGGGAAGAAGGCACATTAATTGTTGAAGACCCAAACATCGTGTTCTTTACACGATGCTTGCTCTACCTCTATAAAAAGGTACAGATCGACTGCCCAACTGAAAACGTCAGAAAGGCGGTAGATGGCTTTATCAACAATGAAGAGATTCTCCCTGAACCTTCTGGTTCTTGGAGTTCTGATGCTTGGTATCCAGGGGCTTTCGCTTTCGCTGGTGATGACCGTCTTAACGGAACTCATCCTCGAAGTGGAAAACTTTGGAAAATTGTTGACGATGTTTTCGCAACAATTACACCAGGATCAGAAGTTTCTAATCTCGACCTCGTGCCTAAACATGGACCCGGGGCTGTAGCTGATATGCAATCCGGTAAGGATAAATACTTATTTCCTTACTGGCCCTCGAAACTTGAGGGAACCTTTCCATGGTGCGCTTTTGCGCAGCACAGGGAGGACTTGCATGTCACTGACGAATCGACATTAGGTTTGGATCCAAGTGAGCCTCCAGCACGGTTAATCGCCGTGCCTAAGACTTACAAAGGTCCTCGCCTAATAGCGTCAGAGCCTATAGCTCATCAATTCCTACAGCAGGGATTGATGAATTGGTTTAGGGAAAACCTAGATCCAATTCTCCGCAACTCTATAGACTTCACAAGTCAGCAACCATCCCGCGATGCGGCACTTGCCGCATCTTGGGATGGCGTTAATGCCACTGTCGACCTTTCGTCGGCTAGTGACAGGCTATCTTGTTGGACTGTAGAGAGAGCCTTTGGTTCGAACCAATCGCTCCTGAATGCCTTGCATGCGGTACGTACACGCTGCGTCGTTGACGCAACGGGTACAGACCCGCTAATGAGCATCAAACTTAAAAAGTTTGCTGCACAAGGCAGTGCGGTAACTTTTCCCGTCCAGACCATTATCTATGCCGGCCTCTGCTATGCAGCAGTTGCCTTCGTAGACAATAAGGATCTGGGAAGAGGACGCAGGCGGAAGCTTGCGTCCATATCGAGAAAAGTACGGGTGTTTGGGGATGATATCATCCTCCCCGAACGTGCAGTACCAATCCTATCTGTTCTTCTTGAATCTCTCAAGTTGAAGGTGAACGTCGAGAAGACGCACACCACAGGATCATTCCGCGAGTCGTGCGGAATGGACGCTTGGAGGGGTAACGATGTTACGCCCCTTTACGTTTCATCCTGGCAGATAGACACTTCGCCAGAGAAGTTCTCATCATGGGTCGATGTATCTAACAACGCCCATAAGAAAGGACTTTGGCAACTCGCCGAATGGATGGATAGTCAGATACCTTACAAGATAAGGAAACTGACCATTCGTTCAAACGCCGAGGGCGATGGCATCCGGCTCTTCACATACTGTGATATTGATATCACAGACGCGCGCGTCAGGTACAATAAGTACTTGCATCGTTACGAAGCAAAAGTGTTATGCTCCCGTAACAAAGTGCACAAGAAGGGCCGGGGGTCCTGGAATGACCTTTTCCAATTTTTCGTGGAGAAGCCTAGTCAAGAGACCGAATGGTCTTCTGGCTACATTACCAGGAATTGCTCACGATTAGTGAAGCAATGGGTACCTGTCTCATCTAACTAATGAGATGGGTGTAGGATATCTCCTAATAACTATTAGGATACCTACGGG